CGAGCGTCGGGCCTTGATGGCGACCACGCCGCCCTACCAGATTGCGGCACGGACCGAAGGCGAACCGAGTCTGGGGTCTGGCGCGATTTATCCCATCAGCGAGAAAGACATCCTCGTCCCGACGGCGGAGATTCCTGAAACCTGGCGACGGGTCTACGCGATGGACGTGGGCTGGAACCGCACCGCCGTCATCTGGGGCGCACAAGACCCCGGTTCCGGGCAGATTGTGCTGTACGACGAGCACTATCAGGGGCAGGGCGAACCGGCCAGTCATGCAGAAGCCATCAAGGCGCGTGGCGAGTGGATGTCGGGCGTGATTGACCCAGCGTCATCGGGCAGCAGCCAGATTGACGGACGGACGCTCATCCAAATTTACGGACGGCTGGGCCTGAAGCTGGACCCAGCGGTGAACGCCGTCGAAGCGGGCATTACCGAGACGTGGAACTTGTTGGTATCGGGGCGGCTCAAGGTGCAGGAGCATCTCCGCAACTGGCGCAGCGAGTTCCGCAAGTATCACCGCGACGAGCAGGGGAAGATTGTCAAAAGTGGCGACCACTTGATGGACGCCACGCGGTATCTGATTATTTCGGGGCGCTCGCAGATGCGGGTGCCGCCGACTCCGTCCTATCGCCCGTCACGGGCGTGGGCACAAGGCTCTAGCTGGATGGCGCATTAACACATGGCACAGACTGACGACCTGAAGCAGGCACTCGACCGGTTCAAGATTGGCTCTGACGCGGACGTGGATCAGCGTCACCGCGAGGTTGATGCGCTGAAGTTCCAGGTGCCGGACTTGTGCTGGCCGACCGATGTCAAAGACCAGCGCAAGCCGCAACTGATTGGTGGCGTGGCGATTCCGCAGCGTCCGATGCTGAGTATCCCGAGCCTCGACCATCCCATTCAGTTGGTGCTAAACGCCGAAAAGGCCGCGCATCTAGGCGTCAGTGTGCATCCGTTGTCGGACGAAGCCAGCGACGACACCGCTGAAGTCATTCAGGGGCTGTATCGGCGCATTGAGGTGGAAAGCCGTGCGGGACTGGCCCGAAGTTGGGCGTTTGAACGCGCCGTCAAGGCGGGCCGTGGCTATTACCGCGTCATTACCGAGCCGGACCCGGACAGCGACGACGCCTTTGACCAGCGCATCATCATCAAGCGCATTCTCCAGCAAGGCAGCGTGGTGCTGGACCCGTTTTCGCAAGAACCGGACTACTCGGACGGGCAGTGGGCGTTCCTGACCAACGATATGCCGTGGGACACCTACAAGCGCCGGTATCCCAACAGCCAGATGGCAAGCTATTCCGAGGAGGAACTGTCCACCATCGGCACGACCACGCAGCATTGGGTGTCAGGCAGCGAAGGTGCCGCCCGTGCCGTACGTGTGGCCGAGTATTACCGGCTGGAATACGAGACGAGCCGCAAAGTGCTGCTCGATGACGGGTCGGAGTCGATGGAGGACGCGATTCCCGAGGGACGCACCGCCAGAACCGGCGCAGACGCCCGCGTCAAAGTGGAAAAGAAGCCCATTCTGTACTGGTCCACCATCAACGCCGTCGAGGAGTTGGAACCCAAGCAAGCGATGGATGGGCGCTACATCCCGATTATCCCGGTGGTGGGCCGCGAACTGATTCCGTTTGAAGCCGAACGTCGCTGGGTCGGCATGATTGAGCCAAACAAGGACGCCGTGCGTCTGTTGAACTACAGCGCGTCCAGTGCCGTCGAAATGGCAAGCCTGGAAACCAAAGCGCCGTACACGATGGTGGAAGGCCAAGAAGAAGGCCACGAACAAGAGTGGCAACTGGCGAATGTTCGCAACTTCCCGTATCTGCGCTACCGCAACGTCAGTCTGAACGGGACGCCTGCGCCCCCGCCGCAACGCACCCAGGTCGATACGTCGCGGTTGGGTCCGAGCATGTTGCTGTTGCAGCAAGCGCGGGAGTTTATCCATGAAGGCACGGGTGCTTACGAGTCGGCACTGGGGCAACAAGCGACCAATGCCAAGAGTGGCCGCGCCGTGCTGGCGCTCCAGAACCAGCACACCGCCGGGTCCAGTCATTTCCTTGACAACCTTGCGGAAATCAGCCTGACGTACGAAGCCAAGATTGTCCTCGACCTGATTCCGTTCATCTATGACCGGCCCGGTCGCGTGGCTCGCATCCTCGACCGCGAGGACAACGCCAAGACGGTCATGCTGAACCAGCCGTTTACGATGAATCCGCAGACCAAGCGTCCGATGGCCGCTATGCCCTCGCCGCAGCCCCCAGCAGCACCGCAGATGGGCATGGGGATGCCGCCGCAACGCCCGCCTATGGGAATGCCCGGAGCGCCGTCCGCGCCTCCGCAGCGTCCGCAAGGCAAGGTGCTGCATTACGACCTGAAGAAGGGCCGCTACGGCGTCGTGGTCAGCATCGGCAAGTCGTACAAGAGCCGCAACGAAGAAGGCGCGGACGAGATGGGCAATTTGTTCCAAGCGAACCCGAGCCTGTTCCCGATCCTGGGCGACATCTATTTGAAGTTCCGCGATTTCCCCGGCCATCTGGAAGCTGCCGAGCGCGTCAAGAAGATGCTGCCGCCGCCGCTGCAAGCGAAGGACGATGGACCGGACCCGCAGCAGTTGCAGCAGCAATTGCAGCAAGCCGGACAGATGGTTGAGCAGTTGACCAAGGCGCTGGACGAAAAGACCAAGTTGCTGGAGATGGACGGCCAGAAACTCCAGATGCAGGCGCAGACGGCGCAAAGCGACCAGCAAGCCAAGCTGGAAATTGAACGGATGCGGAACGAGACGCAACTCGCCATCGCTGAGATGAAGATTCGGGCTGACCAGTCCAGCGCCATTTACCAAGCGGAGATCAACCGCGTGGGTATGGGCGCACAGCAACAGCATCAACAGCAAATGGCGGCGATGCAAGCGGGTCACGCGCAGGAACAGTCCGCGCAAGACCACATCCAAGACCAGCAGATGGGTCAGCAGCAAGCCATGCAGATGCAGGAGCAATCCGCGCAAGACCAGCAGCAAGATGCGGCATTGGCGGCACAAAACGGCGGCAAGGACATGGAAGGCAGTCCTGAAGACATGGCGCTTGATGCTCAGCAACAGTAGCCCTGTCTGCCCGTTTTGCGATTCTGCGGACACGGAGCAGGACGGCGCGTTGTCGGTGTGCAATTGCTGTGCGCGAGCATGGTTGGGGCCGAACCCTGTGCCGAAAAAAGGCACTGTTCCAGAAAGTGAAACGCCATGAGTGCCGCCTGGACACGTAAAGAAGGCAAGAACCCTGAAGGTGGTCTGAACGCCAAAGGCCGAGCGTCGTATCACGCCGAAACGGGCGGGACGCTTCGCGCACCGGTCAAGTCTGGCGATAATCCACGCCGGGCCAGCTTTCTGGCCCGCATGGGCAACATGTTAGGGCCAATGACCAAGCCCAATGGGGAGCCGTCACGGTTGGCGCTGTCGCTAAAGGCTTGGGGCGCGTCGAGCAAAGAAGATGCACGGGCGAAATCCAAGGCGATTCAAGCACGGAACAAAAAATAGTCAACTATTTGACATACAATGCTGGCACGTTCCGATTATTGGGCAGTTACCCTATTTAGAGGCATATGACGACAGACGCAGGACAGGTCACGGACGGCAATATCACCATCGACAGCAACCATGAGACTGCCGAGCAGATTAGTGCCGCGTTTGAGACGGACGACACGCCCGTCGCTGACGCTGCGCCTGCCGAACCGGCTGCGCCTGTTGAGAAACGCCAGAACCGTCGCGAAAGCGCCACTGAAGCGGTGTCGTCTGCCGTCGGTAAGCAACGGGCCGCAGAACGCCGTGCGGAAGCCGCAGAAGCTCGCATTGCCGAACTATCGCGTCAACCGGAGCCAGAACCTGCGCCTGCACCGGCACCTGGCAGCGAATGGGCACGGTTCAAGGCCATGCCCGGTGTGCCGACCGTCGATCAGTTTGACGCCTACGAAGACTATTCGATGGCAATGGCGACCTTTGTCTCGGATGTCCGCGACGAGGAACGCCAAGCGCAGCGACAGGAACGCGACGAGCAGTCCCGCATCCAGCAGTATCAGACCAGTCTCGATACCGCATGGACGGACCGGTTGACGGCAGCGCGTGACAAGAATCCGAATCTGGATGCCGAACTCAATCCTGACACGCCGATGAGCTTGCCCATGCAACATCTGGTCAAGGATTCTCCGTTGGGGATTGAGTTGCTGCAATGGTTGTCGGCACATCCTGATGAATCTCAGCGACTCTCCACGCTGCACCCGGCAGATACCTACCGGGAAATGGGGAAACTCGAAGGCCGACTCGAAGCTGCTTCTTCTCCTCGCGGCCCAGCCCGAGTCGTCAGTTCCGCGAAAGCGCCCATCAAGCCGCTGGGCACTTCGCCCCCCGTATCTGACCCGTTTGAAATCAACGACGACCTATCGATGGATGAGCATTTCCGTCGCATGAACGCCGTTGACCGGCAAGCTGGTCGTCTGTAGCACAGGACACTTTTCATGGCTAATACGCTCGCAACCCCCTCGTGGACGACCAAGGAAGTCGCCCGAGGCTTCATCAACAAGCTGGTGTTCCTCGCGAACGTCAACCGCACGTACGACTCGCAGTACGAAATTGCTGGCGCGAAGGTCGGCAATACCGTGAATGCGCGTCTGCCCCAGCGGTTCACGGTGACTGATGGTCAGGCTCTGCAACTCCAGAACCTGTACGACCAGACGGTCCCGATTTCGCTGACCAACCAGAAGAACGTCGCGTTTGGCTACAGCAGCCAGCAGGCGACGACTGAACTCGACAACATCCGCGCACGGTATGTCGAGCCGGGTTCGGAAGCTCTGGCGAACGCCGCTGAAGTGCTGGCGTTCCAAGCGGTCTACCGCGACATCTACAGCGCTGTCGGCGTCCCCGGCACCACGCCAAGCACGACCTTGACCTACCTCCAGGCGGGCGTCAAGCTGACCGACCTCTCGACCCCGCTGAAGGGCCGTGTGGCCGTGCTGGACCCGCT